CTGGGGTACCTTGAACTGCTGGAACTTGGCGTTGTCCCGGTTATAAGAAAGAGGCCGTGGATGAAAACGTTTATGGGCGAGGACTGGCCACTTGTTTATACAAACGAGGGAGAGGCTGTGGAACTGTGCATTGAGGCTATGAGGAACTATGATAAATATTTAGCATTGATGCATGACAGGCTTAAAGCCAGATATAACAAGGACCCGAATTTTTCAAATTTAATAACAGGCATATGGGAAGATTACGTGGCAGGTGATTATACCCACGACTATTCGCTGGATGTGAAAGGGAGGGGAGTGTTTTGAATGGGAAAGTTATTGAAATTGACATAAATAGACTGGATGAAAACGAGTTGTCGGCCAACAAAGAAGATTCCATGGTATTTGAGCGACTGAAAAAAGAGTTGCAGAAGTGGGGCATGGTAGAGCTCCCGGTTGTTGCCAAGGATGGAGAAAGGTATCGTATTATAGCAGGACATCACAGGATTAGGGCCTGGAAAGCGATTGGCCATGACACGGTTAAGGTTGTTGTTATAGAAAGAAACATTGACAAGGAAGAAGAGTTCAACCTGGTAAACAATCTGAACCTTATAAAAGGCGACATATCAAAGGGCGAAATTATCAAAAAGGTGCGGCAGCACAAGTTAAACCCGGAAAAGATTGACTTATTCAGGTATCCGACATCGCAATTATTCCCTAGGCTATCAGTAGAAGATATAAAGACAAAGGAGGATGAACAAAAAAGACTGGCAAAAATAAATGAATTGACATTAGTAATAGCAAAGGAAATAGCAAAAGCGATGGTTGACGAAAAGGATGAGCTTGTTTCGTTTTTGGTGGTTCGTGATAAAGCTTGTGCAGTTATCAGAATACCGTTTAAGAGTGGCAAGGTAGCAAGAGAGAGTTCTTCTCACATTAAGGAATTGATTAAAAGGGCTATTAAAGAGGCAGGTGTTGAGTGATGGCTCCACAGCGTAAGTTTACAGAAAGAAAAAAACAGCTATTTATTAACCTGATAGCTAATGGCAATACAATAGTAAACATTTGCGAGGCTATGGGCATTGACACCTCCACGTATAGGAAAGCAAGAGCCGCAGACCCTGAGTTTGCAAAGGAAGTTGATGAAGCTAAAAAAATAAGAATTCATTTAGTGGAAGATGCGTTGTTTATGTCAGCAATTTCCGGCAATGTGCTTGCTCAAAAATTCTACCTGGTTAATCGAAGCGGCGGAGAATGGAAGGAATTGAGCCATTATAACATGGAGGGCAAGTTCGACCATGACGTTGAGGTTGAAATAAGGCTGGTAGATGATGATGAATACGGAAACGAAGAAGAAAAGGAAGGTTAAGCTAAATGTAAACACTAATATATTTAACAAGGTTTACGTCCCATATCTGCAAGACGACACCCCGACACAGATATTTTACGGCGGTTCATCTTCCGGCAAGTCGGTGTTTTTGGCACAGCGAACCGTACTTGACTTGATGAAGGGCGGCAGAAACTATTTAGTTATAAGAAATGTAGCTAAAACTATTAGAGGCTCAGCATATAATGAGATAATCAAAGCCATTAGCGCTATGGGGCTGAATAGCTTTTTTACTGTGCTGAAATCCGAGTTTACGATAACTTGTTTTAATGGCTATCAGATTTTGTTTTGCGGCCTTGACGACCCTGAAAAGATAAAGTCCATCACACCGGCAAAAGGTGTTATAACCGATATATGGATTGAGGAAGCAACAGAGATTGAGTATAACGCATATAAGCAGCTCACAAAGAGGTTGCGTGGAAGGACAAAGGTTGCAAAGCGAATAACGCTATCGTTTAACCCGATACTAAAGGACCATTGGATATTTAATGAATTTTTCCTTAACGTCTGGGAGGATAGTAAGAGAAAATATAAAGACGATAGATTATCAATTCTCAAAACGACGTATAAGGACAACAGGTTCCTGACAGAGCAGGATATTAGGGCCCTGGAGAATGAAACAGATAAGTACTTTTATGATGTTTACACTCTTGGCAACTGGGGCGTTCTGGGCGCAGTTATATTCAAAAACTGGAGGGTTGAAGACCTGTCATGGCTTAAGCCGATTGCAGATAACTTCAGGAACGGCCTTGACTTCGGCTTTGCGGAAGACCCGTCGGCGTTACCGCATACACATTACGACAAAAAGAAAAAAACAATATATGTGCTTGATGAACTGTATATGCCGGGGCTTACTAATGACATGCTTGCGATAGAGGTTAAAAAGATAATCGGTAATCAGTTGGTTGTATGTGACAGCGCAGAGCCAAAAAGCATTAAGGAACTGCGGCAGTATGGAGTTAATGCCATCGGCGCCAAGAAGGGCAAAGACAGCGTTAATCATGGCATACAGTGGTTGCAGCAGCAGACTATTGTTGTAGATGTAAAATGTCAAAATATGAAAAACGAATTAATGAAGTACAAATGGAAAGAGGATAAAAATGGAAACGTGTTGCCGATACCTGTTGACAAAGACAATCATCTTATTGACGCTCTACGATATGCGTATGAAGATGAATTCTTTGAAAAGAGGCCCGTTGTACGAAAACCACAAGGATGGTGATACATTTGCTAACAAGTTTAAGTTTCATTAGCCCTGGAAACCCATGGCCCCCGCCAACAGAAGCGGAGCGGCTGGAAAGATATGCACAAAACAGACTGCTTTTTGAGGGCAAACATGAGCAGGTATATAAAGACTGGATAAGGCTGCTCCGTGAGGACCAGCAAGCGGCACTTGAAATGGTGTTGAACTGGCATAAACGATTTACGCTCCTGTTTGCGGATCTGATGTTGGGAGAACCGCCTCGAATTACGGCCGGTGACAAGGACAGTCAGGAGCAGGAAGCTGTTGAACGGATTATCGAAGACAACGGCCTTTTTAACGTGGCGTACGAAGTTGCGCTAGACGTTAGTAGATATGGGACCGGGATTTTTAAAGTGAGATACGATAACCGTGGCTATAATCGAAGGCCAGCAGCCGGCTATATGGTTTCCGGTGGTCAAACCAGACAACATCAAAGAGATACAGGCGCATGTTTTGGCGTGGACGTATGAAGAGGACACCCAGGAGAGGGGTAAAACCGTTAAAAAGAAGTATCTCCAGACCGAAACACACGAACGGGGCAAAATCACAACAGCGAAATATCCGATTGAGAATAACATCATCGGTCCGGCTATAGAGTACGCAGAAACAGAAACTGGCGTTGATGAATTCTTGGTTGTTCCGGTGAATAATATCCTTACCACTGACAGAGTAACCGGCCTGGACGATTACAGCGACCTGGATAGCATCATCCAGGAGCTTGAGGTTCGTATTGCGCAGATAAGCCGAATCCTTGACAAGCATGCAGATCCGAATATGTATGGGCCGGATACGGCACTGGAGCACGATCCAGCAACCGGGCAATGGGGCTACCGTGGCGGCGGTAAATACTTCCCAGTTGGCCAGGGCGAACAGCCGCCGGGATATGTTACCTGGGACGGCCAATTGGAAGCGGCGTTCAAGCAGATTGACCTGCTGATGGAGCAGTTATATATTTTGAGCGAGACCAGTGCCGCAGCGTTTGGTCAACTCAAGTCAGGACTGGCAGAATCAGGCACAGCACTAAGACGCTTGATGATGGCTCCGTTGGCAAAGGTAAACCGTATACGCATGAGGTTTGACCCTGCCCTGAAAGAGGTCCTCTGGTTGGCATCACGATTGGAAAAAGCGCAGGGCATGGCTGGAGCTGTTGTTCTTGAAAACATCCACATTGACTGGAAAGATGGCCTGCCGGATGATGAGCAGGAGCTTACACAGAATGAAGTCCAGAGGTATACTGCCGGACTGACAAGTCTTGAAAGCTCGCTCAGGAGGCTGTATGGGCTTGAGGGCGATGCGCTGCAGAAGGAGGTAGAACGAATAAAGGCAGAACAGCAGAACCAGGTCAATACACAACTGCCGATAATAACCTTGCCGCCAGCAGAGGACGAAGGCGCAGGTGAAGAATAATGCCAGATGTAAGAAGATTTAGTGACATAGAAGCAGCAAGGCTATTTGAGTTTTATTCAAAAGCAGAGATAGAAATACTTGAAAGAATAAACCGGGGTTTATTGAGGGGTGATGATTTAAATTATCTCCAGACCATGCTACAAAATGTGCGAGCGATTTTAAATGATGTTTTGGACGGTTCTCGTACATGGTGCGAAGAAGCCATTCCCAGGATATATACCGAAGGAATGAAAAACGCAGATGCTATGTTGAAGGATGCGGGTGCTTCAGTGAAAGCCGGTTTCGGGGCTATCCACCAGCAGGCGGTGCAGGTACTGGCTGAAAATGTATACCAGCGTTTTGAGGACGTTGTGCAGGTAATAGGCCGACAGGTGAACGATATATACCGGGAGCTTGCGTTGGAAAACGTCAGAGGAACAGTAGTAGGCTACGATACGTGGAAACAGGTTGCTAATAGGTATAGAGAGCAGCTTGCAGAACGTGGTGTGACCGGGTTCAAAGACCGTGCTGGCAAGATGTGGAACATGCGGACCTATACTGAGATGGTGGCTAGGACCACTACAATGGAGGCGCATTTGCAGGGTACCGCAAACCGGCTAGTGGAGCAAGGTCATGACCTGGTGAAGGTTAGCACTCATCTGGGAGCGTGCGAACTATGCGTGCCGTGGCAGGGAAAGATATTGAGCATCACGGG